AAATATATCATCAACTCATTACTTCGTAAGGGCAGGAAATAAACAATTTAACTTTTCAACTAACCCAACTTTCTTTACTGCTTCTGATGGTTCTTTTGTACAACCAACATACTTTAAAGACCCTAAAACATTTATTACTACTGTAGGATTATACAATGATAATAATGAATTGTTGGCTGTTGCTAAGTTAAGTAAACCATTACTCAAAACATTCTCAAGAGAAGCTATCATAAAAGTCAAATTAGATTTTTAGGGGGTCATAATGTTCGGGACAATTGACCCAAGAGACAAACAGATAAGACCTTTCAGAGTCCACAAGAAATTCACCTTTACAAATTTCTCTACTGGTAGTGGAGTATATCCAATACGAGGTATTGCTGCAGGTAGACACAATTTTCTTAGTTCATCAGCAGCTAGTCAGAGTTTTGGAACATTCAATCAACTATCTGCAAGTGCTGGTAGTTATGAAAAAGCGTATAGTCTTGGTTCTTTTTATAGTGTACCAACTTACTATATGGTTAAACATCTATACTATCAAGCAACAGGTTCTACTGGTCAGATAAATCAGTATCATTCATTCGGTGGAAACCAATCACAAAAAGAAAGAAAAATAGATTCACCTTATGTTGGTGATAGACAAAAACTTCATGGACAAGTTAACGTATTAAGTATACCGAGAGCATATTATGGTGAACAGATACAACCTAAGTCAATTCAAATATCAGACTTTAGTGGTGCTGGAACATTTGATATAAGAGACGATGGTTATGGTAATTTATATGACTTTGCTAATTCATCATCTTATGCAGCTGGTACAACTGGTTCGGTTGGTAATGTCTTTTATTCACATGGAGTCTTGACAATAACGGATACTGGTTCATATAAAGACGTATTCATGACAAGTGGTTCTGATGGATTCTCTATAGATTTAAAAAGTACTCAGACAATTTATGAGTATGAATATACAGTAACTGCACCACAAAACACATTTAATTCTACAACAAACATAAGTGCAACTCTTGACCGAAGTGGTAGTAAAACAGTACCGAGTTCTGTACCACAACCAAGTATGTCAATATATTTCCCACCAAGTGATAACCCAAATGGTGGACTAAACTCTACAGGTTCTTATGCTAGTCAATATACGGCAACAGAACATTATGAGAATTTTGTTACACACTCAGAGTTTGCACCTTATGTAACTACAATTGGATTGTACAATGACAATAATGATTTACTTGCAGTAGGTAAACTTGCACATCCAATTAAAAACGATCCTGAACTTGCAATAAGTTTTGTTATAAGGTTTGATGTATAACTAAAAATAACCCTTTTAGATATTTATAATTGGTAAACTAAATCACAAATTTGGAGAAATACAATGCCTTTAACCGTAGGAGCTATATCAGAGTCAATGTCAGCTGAACAAGTTGTTAACATATTAACTGGTTCGTATAGTCAAGAAGACCATATAGACCACAGTTTATTATGGTTAGCAACAAACTACATTGGTGGGACATCAGACCAACCATATGCTTGGTGGCCTAATCCACATCATCACAACTCAGGAAGTGAAGCAGCTGCACAAATTACTTCAAGTCTTTGGTCATGGGTATCCGCATCAGGATGTCCTATGAGTTCATCAGCACAGATGATAGATTTCATAAAAGACCATGGAGTACTTGAACAATGGGAATGGGTATCAGGAAGTGATACTTATGATAGTAATTTTGACGTACTATATTAATAAATAATGATTAAATTAAAAGAACTCTTTGAGACAGAGGCAGCATATTCTGGTTCCTCTTTTCATTTTTTAGAACCAACTAAAATACCACCATCCAAGAAAGATGTGTTGAAGGGTGGAGAAGAAGAGGAACAAGAAGAGCTAGAAGAAAAAAAGGATAAAATCCAAGTTCAAGGACTTGGTGTCTACACACCTAAAGTGCTCAAGGATAAGGTTACACGAATGTCTATAGATTTAGCAAAGGTTGCTAAACGAGGTGATTGGAATAAGTCATCAAGAAATTCCATAAGAGCATTAGGAGAAATGTGGGGAGCCTTAAGTGAGTACGAACGAGAAAAATAAATGGGACGGAGTCGAAAGACGAAATAAAAAACCAAAACCAATACCAACAGGACCTGATTTATATTTAGGTGGAGATGGATTACCAGATTGGATGCAGTTTACAATTACACTTGGTATGTTTGGTGTATTATGGTGGGTCTTATATTTATTGTTTCACCCTACTTTAGAATTAGACGACACACATAGAGATTTGTTAAATATCATATTGGGTACGTTTATTGCTACGTTTGGTAAAACTATAGATTTTTGGTTTAGACACTCTAAGAAAAAGAAAGATTAGGAGAGAAGAATGTTGAAAAAGATTATAGGATTATTTTTTACAATGTCCTTAGTCATAGGTCAAGGGGGAATAGTAGACTTTTTTAAGTACTCAACCGCGTACGCTAGTTTTAGTTTGAATGCACCACGACATCAAGACGATAGATTTGCTATTGTTGGTGGGCTATCTACAGGTATCCTCGAAGTAAAAAGAACAGAAAGAGAATTGGAACCTGATTTTCAAACTTCTTTTGGTCTACGTAAAATAGGTCGTTTTAATTACGAACCAAAACGTGGTGTTAAAAACGCAGGTAATGGTGGAACTTGGTATGATGGTTCAGAACAAAATGCTAATGAGAGTTCATCATTTGGCCCAATCAAAGGTTGGGAATATTTAATTAAATTCTCAGAGGGTAGACAATGGGGTAATGATTATAAAAACCAAGAGTATTGGTTGAGATACATTGGTGATTGGATAATGGTAAAAGGTGGTTGGACTGAATTAGGATTAGAAGATATTGCATATGGTCAAGCAGATTTAAGATTACATTGGACTCCAGAAGTTCTCAATGATAAATTACATCTTAGTATTGGACTAAAACACAGACAACATCCTGTATATGGATTTGATGCTATGATATTAGATACAACTTGGTATAAAGGAAATTGGTGGGATTTTGCAGAAGATGCATTTGGTATCGATGATAACGCTTGGTTTACTGAAGAATACTACAATGATGGTAATGGTAATCTTGACCAAGATATTCAACTATATGAAATAGACCCTAACACAGGTGAACTTAGAGAGATTGAGGGTGGAGGCCCATTTTGGAATGACGATGGTAGGTTTGTTGGTGTTGATTGGTTGTGGAGAGATGCTAATGGTAAGATATTTGCATACACCGATAGGGAATATTTTCTGTATCATTTTCCTCGTATGTTAGAGGGATATATGGGAAGACTTAAAAAAGATTTAGGATATCAAAGTGAAACATCAATTGTATTAGGTTTAGATTGGTATCACTATGATGAAGCTTGGTGGATACATGCTTGGGGTAATTGGTTACCTTATCATTATGGACATAGTAAATATGCATACCACAATGCTGCTCATTATCAAACACATTTAGAAGAAAAAAAACCACCACATAAATTTGAGTTCCATGACCCTATGTGGCATTCTTGGAATGATTATGACTTTGGTGCTATCTTTGGTGTAAAGATTAAAGATAATTTAGGTGTCTTTACAGAAGGTAGATATTTAAACTATTGGGAAAGACCAGCTTATGATATCAAGTTTGGAATGAATTATCAGTTTGTAGGATGGTAATATTTTGTTAATAGACAACGCAAGGAGCGAATAATGAAATCAATACTAACAGGAATACTTTCTTTGATTATTTTCTTTGGTGCTGTTCCAACTGCTAATGCTTCAGATATGAACTTGGCAAATATGGAAGAGATTAAAAAGAAGAAAAAGAAGAAAGGTAAGAAGATTGGAAAAAAAGGCAAGAAGAGTAAGAAGGGTTTCTTCTCTAAAGTTTTTGGTTCCAAATAAGGGAATAACATATGATATTACAAATACTATTTTGTTTACTAATAATTCTTTATTGGTTTAGTGAGGGTGTAACAGAAGGTTGGACTTGGTCTACTAAAAAGAGAAAAGAAACTAACAAACTCATACATCCAAATAATAAATCAAATGGTATTTTTGATTATCATATGTGGAGGATTTTAGAGAATGTTGGAATATGGGGTGCAGTAATCGTAGCATTTCTGATGGAGGCCTCATTCTCTAAATTCTTTTGGTTAGGTGTTGGTAGTTGGTTTATTGGAACATTCTGTTATGAAGCAGCCTTAAATCACGTTAACAAAGGAACAATTTACAAACCGGTAGATTACAAATGGCACATCTTAGGATATGATATTCCATGGTGGGGCGGAAAGAGAATATTTATTTTACCTGCTGTAGGATTAGCAGTATTGATTTATGGAGTTTTAATATGAGACACGAAGAGATATATAACAATGTAAGAGTTGTATTAGGTACATTTTTATTATTTGCAATGTTTATGGTTCCAAGTTGTGAAGATGACAAAGTAGAAGAACCATTAGTAGAAAGCATTGAGATGTGGGTTAATGGTGCAGAGATTGTAGCTCGTGAATATTACGAGAGTATAACAACATATGGAGCATCAGAAGTTCAAGAAGATGGTTCTATAAAGAAGTTATTCGTACTACACTTTCAAAGAGAAGATGGTAGAGTTACACCCGAAAAAGAACATTACGCTTTGATTATGTATGATAATGATGGACAACCAATAGATGAGAAGCTATATATAGGTGGAACTGCAGTCGATTCACTTAGACCTGATTTACTTGAAAGCACAAGTGGTAGAGTAACATTAGAGATTGTAGGTCTATCTGATTTTACAGAATTTGGTCAAGGTGCAATTACTAAGTATGAAGATGGACTTGTAGATGGTATGGTAGATGGATACTTCTTTAATCCTTACAGAAATGAAATGCAACATGGTATAATTATTTTTGAGAACTTAGAAGTAGGTTCAGACCCTGAGGCTACTTTTTATCAAGGAGTATATTAGTGAGTGATGGTGTCAAATTAGGACAACTATTATGTGATGAAGATATCATCACAAAGAGACAATTAAGTAAAGCCTTACAAGCACAAGTCAAAGGTAACAAAGGAACAATTGGCGAGATTCTTGTGGAGATGAACTTCTGTACATTTGAAGATATTACAGATGCTTTGATGAACTCCTCAACAGATACTAAACAACACGAAGAAAAACACGAAGAGATTCATAATGAACCAATACAACAACCTGTTGTAGAACCTAAACCAAAACCAAAAAAAGAAAAACCTGTAGAGATATCAGAAGATAAAGTTATGGGTACAAAGTTCACAATGTCTATACAGACTATTGTTGCTTTAGTTGGTATTATATCTGCTGGTGTAGGAGGTTACTATATGTTATTATCAGAAATAGAAGAAGCAAAAAACTTACCTGAACCACCATCTATTGAATCTATATTTGGTGATGAGTATCCATCTAAACCTGATGGACATAATTGGCCACGTTCTTATGAACAATATAAAACACAGGTTGGTGGTCTACAAAAAGATATGGATGAAGTCTATGATTACATAGATGAGTTTGAAGAAAAGATTGACGAATTAGAAAAGTTAGTAGCTAATCTTAGAGTAGAAGTTGCTAAGAAGAAGGACAAGTAGGAGTTATAATATGAGAAAGTTATTGGGTTTATTATTATTTCTATCTGTAGGTTTTGGTCAGATAAATGATAAAAATTTTAAATCAGAAATTAATGGTGGTCTTACACTTGCTATATTTGAATCAGAATGGCAAGAACAACCATTTGATAAAGATATAATTAGTGGTGTAAAAGGATATGAAGATTGTGAAATCATTTATGTCAAAAGTGAAGAGGCACCAAAGGCAACAAAAAAATTAAGAATAAGAAATTTTCCTTCTATGGTTTTGTTTTACGATGGTTCTAAAAAAGAAACTTGGAAAGCAGATATGGACGGTGAATTAGATTGTGATAGTAAAGAAATTAAAAATGCTATAAGTGACATAATTAGTGGCGATGTATTTTAGGAGAATATTATGAGTAGTAAAGAATTATACAACGAATTAAAAGAACTTTGGGAAGAGTTTGATTCCAATCATAGTACCTTTGCAGATAAAGGTAACAAGGCTGCAGCAGGTCGTGCAAGAAAATCTTTAGGTGAAATCAAAAAACTTGTTACTGAATACCGAAAAGCATCTGTATCTGAATGTAAATAGAGGTCGTTTTGGAGTGTAATGAACATAGCTACTATAGCAGGACATTTAGCATTTGGCTTAATCGCCTTTTCTTTTTTAGTCAAAGACATTCTTTGGCTTAGACTTGTATCTATAGTAGCAAGTTTATTTTCAGTATTATATAATTTCTACATACCAGCTGAACCATTATGGTTGGCTATCAATTGGAACATAGTTTTTGTTCTTGTAAACATATATCATATATCAATAATATTTTATGAAAAACGTCCTGTAAAGATGGATGCAAAAAATGAAGAGTTATATCAAACATTATTTAAAGACTTATCACCTGTTGAATATTTAAAAATAAGTAAAGTTGCACAATGGAAAACTTTTAAATCAGGTGAAGCTCTCACTCGACAATCACACCTTGTATGTAATTTAATTTTAATTTACAATGGAACCGTAGATGTTGCAGTAGATGGTAAACGAGTTGCTGAATTAAAAGATGGACAATTTGTTGGTGAAATGTCTTTTCTAACAGAAAAATCTGCAACAGCTGATTGTATAGCTAAACACGATACCGAATGTTTAGTTTGGAAACAAAGAGAATTTAAAGACTTATTAAAACGTAATCCTTCTTTGTACTTTACGATACAATCTTTATTAAGTGCTCAAGTATCAAGCAACTTAGTGAAAGCGAGTGAATAAGTTATTTTTATTTTTATTCATATTAATCTTTTCTTCGTGTGACAATAGAGTCACCATAATAGAAGAAGAAGAGATAGAGCTATACTATACATCCATATCTGTATGTGATTGTTATAAGAGTGGTATGTCCACATTAAGTAATTTAATTGAACGTAAAGATGATGTGTATAAAATATTATTTCAAGAATTAAGAATGAATTGTCTAACAAAATATGGTAGTAATTTATTTGTTCCAACATATTGTAATTATCCTGATTCTTTACAAATGTTAATGGATTCTTTGTATGTTTTAGGAATCAATATAAATGATATATAAGTTAATAATTCTTTTATTTTTAATTTCTTGTCAACCCATATATATAAGTCCACATACAAAAAGAGGTCAAGCAAAAATTGATATAATAAAAGTACATACTCCATATTATGTACAACATATCGTAACAGATGGTTATGTACCATTTGAAGTAAAATGGGAAGGACCTGCAGACAAATTAATTATACACGTAGAATATATAATTAGACCAACATCTCCAAGAAGAAGATTTCCTATATATCAACAAAATCTAATGGGTAATAAATATACGGTTTACAGAGATTTATATCTTGTAAAAAAGATGAATAAATTTGAAGGACATTTAAATGTTTATGAAAAAGGAGATTACAGAGTCAATGTGTTTTTAGCTAATGAATATTGGTATGAAACACGCTCATCAAACTTTAAAATATACTAAACTAACAAAAGCATACGATATTTAACAATTTGTTACACCTGTTAAATTTTGTTACATCTTAACAATAACTTTAAATAATCTTCTATCTTCACATATTACACAAGATAAAATTTTTTTAATTTTTTTTTCGAAAATACTGCTGTTTAGTACACTTTTTGTATTATATAGTGTATAAGACTAAATCACAAGGATAAAGTCTACTAACAACAATAGGAGAACTGAAATGTTCGAAAAACTAATTAAAAGATTAAAGAGTCGTAAAGGAAACTCACTTGCTGAGTTTGCCGTGACTACTGCAATGATGGCAACATTAGCTACTACCGCAGCTCCAAAGTTTGGTGCAGTTGGTGCAGGTGCTAAAGAAAAGAAAACAATGGCGAACATTGATAAGATTCTTACCGTTGCAAACAATTATTATAACCAAACATTATCTGAAGAAGGTAAAGGTCGTTTTCCAGGACAAGAAAAATATGATGTCGCAGTAGGCGGTGTTGGTTTATCTGAAGGTGCGTCTACAGACGAAACACTTGAAGCATACGTAGAAACCGTTCTTGACCAAAAAGTATCTTATGAAGATGACTTGAGTGAATTTGTATATGTATTTTCACCATCTGTAGATGATGATGACGCTTTACAAAACGATTGGATGAGTCTTGAGACTTCAGTTAATTTTGATGGCGGTGATGAAATTGGTGCACTTGACTTCAAACAAGACTTTGGTAACAATGGTCTTCAATCACCTTTTCAGGATGGTTCATATGCATATCTAATTATACCAGGTAGTGGTTCAGGAACTTCTGCACAAGCACCTGTTCTTGTCGTAATAGATACTGAGAATCCATCTAAACTTCATAAAACTTTAGTACCCTAAAACAAACGGACAAATAGTCCAGGAAGGAAACGAAAATGAACATATTAAAGAATACATCTAAGGGTTTCACGTTGATTGAACTTGTTATGGTTACAATCATTCTTGGAATCTTAGCTGCCGTAGCGATACCAAGATATCAAGATACGGTAGACAATGCTGAGGCATCAGCAGAGAAGGCATTCGCTGATATGATTTGGGCAGGATTAGAAGAACACGCAGCCGAGACATTGATGTCTACAGGACTTGAAGCGTGGCCATATAATCCACTCGAAGTGATCAACAGAAGTCGTAACGTTCAGATCAACATGTTATTGGGAATCCCAGATGTTGATGGTGAATGGCAATACAATATCGAATCTGAAGAGGGTAGACTATATCATCAAAGAAGAAATGATGAAATATGGTATTACACTTATGATTCTCTTACATTCGAGTTAGCTGAAACGCCTATAATGTATGAAGGACAATAATTGATAGGGGGTAATTTTTTATCCCCTATTATTTATTATCAAATATTATGAGTAAAGACCTAACACCAATCGAATTAATTTTAATCTCAGCTATATGCTTTACATTGGGGTTTGTTATTTTCTTTAGAGGAAGTGATGAACCTCAATCTGTTATTTCAGAACCATCAATGGAAGATTTTGATTTTTTCCCATTACAAGCTTGGCAGACTACTGATAAAGATGGTGGCGAGGCAATAAAGATTAAGTATAAAGTAGAAGATGAAAACACACGTTTATATATGATAAATACAAAAGGTAAAGTAGTACATAAACAACCTATTTCACTTGACCCATTTAGAGATGGTAGAGAACGTATAGAAACTTATGTATGGAAATTATATCGTACTGAATGGACAGCTCAAATAGCCCCTGGTGAATATCAAATTATAGTTGGTACTGATTATGATAAAAGCACTACGAGAAATTATCATATGGAAATAGATGTACAATGACTTGGTCATATCTTATAATAATTTGTTTAGGTGTTTGTTTGATATGGGAATTAGATGAACGACAAACAATTAAAAAACATAAAAAGAAAAAGAGAATCGAACAACAAATAAAAAAATGAAATACTTACCATTACTATTAGTAAGTGTTATATATTCTCAAGATGTCCAACAAGTATCGGAATCCAAACGAGATGTTGCCTACGGACAAGATTGTGATGATACAGAATATCGTAATGAATGGGGCACACCTAATTGGAAAAATTATGGAGTATGGTTATCTGAATGTGACTCAATCCGTACCGTAACCTTAGATAAAGAATTTACCGAAAGAAGAAAAAAACAACAAAGGGAAAAAGCCATACAAGATAGTATAGAGGCCTTAGAATATGAAAACATTGATTTTGATATGGATGCTATGTGGGAAAACACGGTATGGGAAGAAATACAAGATGTTACTACGGTGTATGCTGAAGTAGAACAAGTAACTGCAGTTGCAGGTGTTCGAGGTGCTGAAGCTGAGGATGAGGCACTTGACCATTTGTATTACAGACGAAGTATGAAAGGTCTTGCTCTAATAGATTTACAAAAAGCCTTAGGTAAATTAATAATCACAAAAGACAATCTAATCAAGATTGACCCTAATCACCCTAAACTCGAAAAGATAGATAACCTTATATCTCAATTAGAAATAAAAATAAAAAAAGTTTAAAAAAAGACTTGACACATATACATATTTATGTATATATTTAAGTGTTATGAGAGATAAAGAAAAAGGAGTTTCAATGACAATGTTCACTAAAACAAAAGAGTTTGTATTAGGAAGATATGATTCTTCAACAGACTTTGAAGGTCACATTTTAGATGTTGAGTATGTTTATTCAAGTGTTGGCGATGACATAAAAGTTGTCGATATGTGGAGATATTGGGATAGTAAAAATCACAACCATT